AACCACGATTGAATTTTGTCCATTTCCGCGACTTATTCGAAAAGAGTTTATACGGACTTTGGAGGTTATCGACTGTTTCCCGGAACTCTGGTCTCACCGTGCGCGGATCGTTGAAATCCTTGGATATTTGTACGACAGGTTCAATGAAATGTTTGACAAATACGAGGATCGCATGAAGCGGGATAAAGAACTTGCTAAGCGGATTCGAAAGGACATTGCAGAGACGAACCTAACCGAATTGCATGTTTCGCTTGAAAGTGATAGACTTAAGAAGCGGAAGTTTTAACCATTTTTCAACTATAAAAGGAAATCATGAAAAATCAATCCATGAAATTATCAGAATTGAAACAGGATTCAAAAAATGCCAACAACGGAACGGTTAGAGGAATGGAGGCGTTAAGTAAATCAATAAAAAAATTAGGCATGGGGCGATCCATTCTTGTTGATAAAAATGGCGTTATTATCGCAGGGAATAAAACCGTAGAGCAGGCAGAAAAGGCGGGAATCAAGGATGTTATCGTTGTTGAATCTGACGGAAAACAGATTATTGCCGTCAAGCGAACCGATCTTGATTTAAACGGAAAGGGGCATAGTGCAGCGCGTCAATTGGCTTATGCTGACAATCGAGTAAGTGAATTAGACTTAGAATGGGATAAAGGAATTATTATTGCCGACATAAAAGACGGAATCGATTTAAGCGATTTTTGGACAGAGGAAGAATTGAAGAAGATTGAAATTGATGATATCTCGAATGTCGCCTTTAAGGAATATGATGAGTCGATTGCAAACGAAGTCAAAAAGGTAACCTGTCCGGAGTGTGGCCATGAATTCATTCCGTAAAGTCGTATCGTTGTTTTCTGGCTGTGGGGGATCAAGTCTTGGCTATAAAATGGCAGGTATGAAAGTTTTGCTTGCTGTAGAATTTGATGATAATGCAGCAGAAGTTTATAGATTGAATTTTCCGGATACAAAGATTTATCATGGAGATATTCATTCCTTGACAGAAGAAAAGATACTCGAATTAACTGGATTAAAGCCGTATGAATTAGATATTTTGGACGGATCACCACCCTGTCAAGGTTTTTCAACTTCAGGCAAGCGAAATATAAATGACTTAAGAAATCAACTGTATCATGAATATGTAAGGATTTTACGAATTTTAAAACCTAAAGTTTTTGTCATGGAGAATGTGCCCGGAATGGTAAAGGGGAAAATGAAGGTTATTTTTGCCGATATTTTGAAATGCCTAAAAGAATCGGGATATGTAGTCTCTGCAAAAGTATTAAATGCAAAGTATTTTAACGTTCCACAAAGTAGAATGAGGATGATTTTTATTGGGGTGAGAGAGGATTTGAATATAAACCCGTCTCACCCAAAACCAGAATCATATCCATTGTCGGCAATGAATGCTATTCAAGGCGTTGAAATAAATGATTGCGGAAATCCGCATGGTAAAATTAATGAGTTAATGAAAAAATGTTTGCCTGGGAAAAGCCTATCTAAAAGCCTAAAAATATCTTCTTATTTTGATTATCAACGATGTCCAATAAAAGGGCCATGCATGACATTAAAAAAACTATGATTTCGGAAATTACAATTTTTCACCCAACAGAAAATAGGAATTTATGTATTAACGAATTAAAAAGAATATCAACATTTCCTGATGATTTTAAATTTACAGCAAATTTTTCTGATGCAGTCGCAAGAATGGGAAATGCAGTACCTCCAAAATTTATGGAAGCAATTGCATTGCATGTTGAAAGGGAAATCTTGAGTAAGATTGATCAAAATGAAAAAAGGTAAGGCAAAGAAATTTACTGTCGATGAGGTTGTTGATGCTGTTCGTTCGGCGAATGGATTCTTGACCATTGCAGCAAAAAAATTAGGTTGCACTGTTCAGACAGTACAAAACTACCGTCGTGAATACCCCGAAGTGGTGGCAGCCTGCAACGAAGCGAATGAAAAAAATGTGCGATTTATGCGAATCGCAAATGTATCGGTTAATGGTTGATGGCAACGTACCAATTTTGATATTTTTTGCAAAGACTAACAAGGGAATGCGTGCGCGTGGCTATGGTGAGTCAGTGCAGATCGATACAAGCGTTCGGTACGTGATCAGTGCGCCGGAACGCGATTACAGCGAAAATGACAATGTAAATAATGACAGTGACAAGCACGGTTGAAAAAGTAATTTGGCGTCCACAACCCGGACCGCAAACGCGATTGATCCGTTGCGGACTTGAGGAAATCTTTTTCGGCGGCGCGCGCGGGGGCGGGAAGACGGACGGACTGATAGGAGATTTCGCCCGCCATGCGCAAGACTACGGCAAAAACGCCCACGGTGTAATCTTTCGGCAATCCTACCCGGAAACAGAGGAAATTCAAAAACGTTGCCATGAAATCTATGGCGTGATCAGTGGAACAAACTGGTCTGAGTCAAAGCGGATTTGGACCTTCCCCAATAAGGCAACCCTGAAAATACGACACCTTGAAAACATAAAAGACGCCTGGCACTACCAAGGACACCAGTATACCTGGATGGGGTTTGACGAGTTGACGAAGTGGCTAACTCTTGCGCCCATTGATATGCTGCGGGCGTGTCTGCGTTCGTCTACGCCGGGGATCTACAAGCGCTTCATTTCTGTACGGGAAACCCTGGCGGACCTGGGCACAACGTTGTCAAGGCGCGGTATATCAGTGCGGCGCCACCCGAAAAAGCGTTTGATTTGGTCGTCAACAACTTACGCGTAGGTCGCGCAAAGTTTATTCCCTCACGGTTGGCGGATAACCGGCTACTGGTTGAAAACGATCCGGAATATGAAAACCGGTTGCGCATGGTCGGGACTCCGGAACTCGTTCGGGCATGGCTTGCGGGGGATTGGGATATTGTGGCCGGCGGAATGTTTGACGACGTTTGGCGGCGCGATCTACACGTTATTTCCCCGTTCAAAATTCCAGCGAGTTGGACAGTTTACCGGGCGCTAGATTGGGGATCGGCGCGACCGTTCTCAGTTGGATGGTGGGCGGTTTGTGACGGAACGGTTTCACCAGGCGGGCGGCATTACCCTCGCGGAACGCTGATCCGGATAGCGGAATGGTACGGCTGCACGGCAAAGCCGAACGAGGGGCTGCGCATGTTCGCGTCAGACGTGGCAAAAGGAATAATCGAACGCGAAAAACAAATGGGGCTGAAAGTTCAACCCGGACCGGCAGACTCAAGTATTTGGGACAACACAGGAACGATTTCCGTGTATACTGAAATGAAAAAATCTGGAGTCGATTGGAAACCGGCGAACAAATCGCCTGGCAGCCGGGTAAACGGTTGGAATCTGATACGCAAAATGCTTGCGGCGGCGACGGCGGAACGTCTGGAATATCCGAGCATTTTTGTGTTTAATAATTGCCTGAAATTTATCGAGTTATTTCCCGTTACGCAGCGAGACGAAAAACTGGCTGACGACGTGGACACGAAAAGCGAAGATCACATTCAAGACGAAATGAGATACATGGTTTTATCAATTCAGTCACACGGCCGAACGGCGCGGAATGTAATGTAAAAAAAGGAAAAATCATGAAACCTGAAATCCATAAGGAATACAATCGGCGCAAAAATCAATGGCAGCAATGCCGGGATTGCTACGACGGAAGCGAAGCGATAAAAGGGCGAGCGTCTCGCGGCAGTATAAAATCATGGCCGGGAACGGCATACCTTCCGGCGCTGGAAGGACACCAGAGCGAAAGCGATTATGCTTCCTACCGTGAGCGGGCGCAATTCTACAACGGCATGGGACGATCCGTTGACGGATTGACGGGCATGATCATGGCGAAAGCCCCTTTATTTGACTTTCCAGAAGAGTATTCCGTTCAATTGGACGATCTCACACTGGACGGGGAACCGTTCATTTCGTTCGTATCCGGATTGGCTGAAGAGGTTCTTATTGTCGGGCGAGCGGGGGTGCTGATCGACTTTCCAAGGGTAGAAAAATCGACAACGAAAGAACAGGCGGAAGCGGAAAATTTCCGGCCGTATTGGACGATTTACAAGGCGGAAGAAATTATCAACTGGCGATCCGAATGGATCAACAATCAGAGCAAAATAGTATTGGTCGATATCGCCGATAGCGAGGATTCGATCCTTCGGCTGGAATTGATCGAAGGGCTGTATCAGCAAACGGAGTGGGTGAAGCAAAAAAGCGGCGAATACGAAATGGTTGACGATCCGGTTATCCCTCTTATCGACGGAATACCGTTGTCAACGATTCCATTTCGATTTGTGAACGTCAAGAAAACCACGACGAAAGTTGACAAGCCCCCTTTGCTTGACTTGGCATATTGCAATATTGCGCATTACCGTAATTCAGCGGACTACGAGCAATTGATCCACGTGTGCGGGTTGCCGACTCCATGGAGTGTCATGTTTGAACCGGCTGAGGACGGGCGCTTTCACCTTGGACCGTCTACAACGTGGAATACCTCGCAACCAGGGGCGGCGGCGGGGTATCTGGAAATATCCGGGCAATCGGCGGCGGCGATTCAAGCGGCAATGCGCGAAAAAGAAGGTCAAATGGCGGCATTGGGAAGCCGTGTGCTGTCGCCGGAAAAGCGGGCGGTCGAAACGGCAGAGACGGCGGCGCTTCATAGGGTGGGAGAATTATCGATCCTTTCCTCGATAGCAAAGAACCTTGAAGAGGTTATGACGTGGGGCTTGCGTATCCATGCCCGATGGGCTGGATTCGACGGGGACGAGTCGGAAATCAAGGCAACGTTCAACACTGATTTCATGCCGGAACGCCTTGATCCCGCTTTACTTTCAGCGCTGTTGGGCGCGGTGGCGCAAGGCGTGTTCGCTGAAAGCGCTTTGTTTGATTACCTCAAACGGTTCGGATTCTACGGGGATAAGACCACGTTTGAAGACGTGCAAGCGGAAATCGCAACCAAGCCCCCGGCGCTGCCTACCGGATACGAAGGCGGCGGCTATGGTGGGAACCGATTCGGAGGGGGCTTTTAACCATGCCTGCAACAATCCTTCGAGAAGCCATTTCGATTCAACAGTATTCAAACCGCCTTATCCGGCTGGTAACGGACGAAATCGAATCGATCCGTGGCGAAGTGCTGGCAGAATTGAAGCGGAACGATCCTACCCTCGTTGCAGGTTCAAAGCGGGTGGCGCGGATCGAAAAATTTCTGAAGCAGATTGACGGGGTAATCAATCTTGCCTTCGAAAGAGCGTTGAAAATCCTTGAGAAAGAATTGATCTCTTTCGGGTTGAAAGTCAACGAAGCGGAAGCACGGGCGCTGGTAGGGCGCGTGCGCAAGGAAATCAAGGCGCAATCCGTCGAGGAATAAACATGCCGGTTTTGCAAGACACTCAGAACGTCCCCAAAATTACTCTTCTCAACCGTGACGAAGTGGCGGCGATTATAACGGATATGCCCGCGACCTTGAAAATCTCCGATTGGATCGTAAAGAACCGAGACGCTACGAAATCGGCTTTGCAGATCGCTGTAAGGGAAGGTCTACGAAACGGTGAAACCCTCAGCCAGGTTTCTGAGCGGTTAAACAGCGTAATCGACAACGCCAAAAACCATGGCGCGACCGTCGCTAAAACGGCGGTAAATCAAGTTCAGAATGACGTAAAATTCGAGACGGCAAAGGGATTGCCGGAACTGACAAAAAAATATAGATGGGTGGCGGTGCTCGATTCACGAACTACTCCGGTGTGCCGGGCAAGAGACGGACAGGAATACAAGTACTCGGATAAAAGCGCTCCACGTCCACCCGCTCATTTCAATTGCCGGTCAAC